CACACCAAGTTCCGAAGAGCCTTTTTTTAACGAGTAAAGATTGCCTACCGACAAGCAATCATGCTGTCGGTTTTTATTTGCGCTGAAATGCTTGCTTTCCGTTAATCAATCTTCTATAGTTGTCATACGGGATGCGTATTGCATCCCCATCGATAACGGAGATCGATCACATGAACAGAATCAAGCGCCTTATCTTGATGTTCCAGATTTACGCCCTGGACATCACCATCGCCGGACAGACCGAAGCGCTCGCCTGCATTGGCGATCCTGTCCTCCAATTCCGCATTGAGATTGCCCGGAGCATCGCCCGCCGTGAGCGGACGCGGCTCCGCTCGGCCCTCAATTCGCTGCTTCCCGTTGGTCATCGCCGCACTTGGCGGCTGGCCTGACCTACTTCCAAGAGGAAATCATGACTTTACCTGTCGTCGCCAAGATGGCCGAGCGTTTTGAAATGCAGCCGGCCGAGTTTGAGCACACCGTTCGCGCAACGGTATGCCCGTCAAACATCACCAATGAGCAGTTTGTTGCCTTCCTGATGGTCGCCAAGGAATACAACCTTAACCCGATCACGAAGCAGATTTACGCCTTCCCGAGCAAAGGCGGAATCGTGCCGATTGTCTCGATTGACGGCTGGCTGCGCATCATCAACGAGCATCCGCAATTCGACGGCATGGAGTTCGTCGATAACGTGGTCGACGGCAAGCTCTTTTCGATTACCTGCCGCATGTTCCGCAAGGATCGCAGCCGCCCCGTCGAAGTCACCGAGTACATGAGTGCGTGCGTGCGCGGCACGGACACATGGAAACAATGGCCGGCGCGAATGCTGCGCCACAAGGCAACCATTCAAGCGGCGCGCTACGCCTTTGGACTGGCCGGCATCTACGACCAAGACGAAGCGGAGCGTATCGGCCCTGCCAAGGAAATTGAAATGGGGCAGGCGCAGGTTGTTGCGGAATCTCGCCCGGCAATTGAAATGTATCCGGAAGACAAGTTCGAGAAAAACATTCCGGCGTGGCGACAACTGGTTCAGTCCGGAAAGAAAACCCCTGCTGACATCATCGCCATGATTGAAACCAAGGCGCTGCTCACTGAAGAGCAGAAATTCGCCATTGATGATCTGGCGGTTATTTACGAAGGAGCAACCAATGAAGCTGCATAACGTCATCCAAGGAAGCGATCAGTGGCACGCCCTGCGCTCCAACACCCGTAACGCCAGCGAAGCCCCGGCCATGATGGGCGTCAGCCCGTACAAAAGCCGTTCGGCGCTGATCCGCGAAAAGGCAACCGGCATCACCGAGGAAATCACCCCGGAAATGCAGCGCCGTTTCGATCTCGGCCACATGACCGAGGCGCTGGCCCGCCCCATCCTTGAAGCCATCATCGGCGAAGACCTCTATCCGCTGGTCGCCACCGACGACGAAGGTTATCTGCTGGCCAGTTCTGACGGCGCCACGATGACCTGTGAAATCGGCTTCGAGCATAAGCTGTGGAATGCTGATTTCGCCGCCCAGGTTGCCGCCGGCAATGTTCCGGATTCGCACAAGTGGCAACTGGATCAGCAGATTGCCGTGTTTGGCTTCGAGAAAATCATCTTCGTGGTCAGCGATGGCACGACCGACAACTTTGTCTACTGCGATTACCGCTCAACGCCGGAACGCATCGCGCAACTGAAGGCCGGCTGGAAGCAGTTTGATGAGGATGTGCGCAACTATCAGCCCGAAGTCATCGAAGCCAAGCCGATCCTGACCGCCAATCCGATCGACAACCTGCCGGCGCTGGTTATCGAAGTCACCGGGCGCGTCACCCACAGCAATCTGGTCGAATTCAAGGCGGCGGCCAATGCCGTGATCTCCGGCATCAAGACTGAGCTCGTCACCGATCAGGATTTTGTCGACGCCTCGGCGGCTGTGAAGTACCTCAAGGACGTTGAGGACAACGCCAAGCGCGCCAAGCAGAACGCCCTTGACCAGACGACCAGCATTGCCGAACTGCATCGCGCCCTGGATGAAGTCGCCAAGATGGCCGGCGACGTGCGCAAGGCGCTCGACAAGAAGATCACCGAGGAAAAGGACCGTCGCAAGGAAGACATCGTGCGTGCCGGGGCCGTCGCCATGGGCGACTACTGGCGGGCGCTGAATGATCGCATCGGCGGTTACATGCCTCCCTTTGAAAGCAACTTCGGCGGCGCCGTCAAAGGCTTGAAGTCACTCGACTCCATGCGCGAAAAGGTGGATGCCGAACTGGCCCGCTGCAAGATTGCCACCAGCGAGATTGCCGACCGCATCGAGTACAACATCAAGACCCTCGAAGGCGAAGGATTCGACTGGCGGTTCCTGTTTCCGGATCTGGCTTCCGTCTGCGCCAAGGCCAAGGACGATTTCACCGCCCTGCTGATGTCGCGGGTTGCCCAGCACAAGGAAAAGGAAGCCCAGCGCCTGGAAGCCGAGCGCGAGAAGATCCGCGCCGAGGAACAGGCCAAGGCCCAGCGCGAGGCGGAAGAACGCGCCGCTGCTGAACAAGCCGAGCGCAACCGCGTTGCGGCGGAAGAAATCCGCCGGCTGGATGCAGAGCGTAAGGCCGCTGCCGATCAGGCCGCCGCCGCCAACCAGACGCAGTTCGAGTCTGCCGCAACGGATGCGAGCACGGCCGGTGTAGGCGTTGTTCAGATTTCGGCCAACGAAGCGGGTCAAGTCGAGGTCAAGCATGTTGTTTCCGATGCCATCGCAGCGCCTGCCAATGCTTGCCTAACCACAATCAAGCTTGGCGAAATAAATACCCGCCTCGGCGTAGTAAATGTGACCGCTGATCAACTGGCCAGTCTCGGAATTTATCCGGTAACAACGGAGAAAAACGCGAAGCTCTACGACGCCAACAAGTACCCGACCATTTGCCGCTTGATTTCCGAGGCGGTGATGGCAACGGCCTTTAAGAAGGCCGCGTAACGATCAATGGGGCGGCTTTGCCGTGTCGAGCCAAGGCGCAGAGCCGGCGTGATGTCTGTCACTTGTGCCGCCCCACCCGCTTTACCCGTAGCAACAACCACCAACTGCAAAGGAGTAGCAACCAAATGTCGAAGCCACTGAATGAAAACCTCAACGCCGGAAAGTAACGCTTCATCAAGCGCCTGCCAACGCGGGCGCTTCTTGAAGTGAATCAACCACAGGAGCAAACCATGCACATGCACAGCGTCACCAGTTCGCAAATCACAGAGATCGGCCACGACCCGGCCACCAACACCCTGGCCGTCCGTTTCAAGCACGGCGGCACGCTCTACCACTACCAAGGGGTCAGCGCCGAGAAGTTCGAGCAGTTCAAGACTTCCGAATCCATCGGCTCGTTCCTCGGCAAGCACATCAAGGGCCAGCACGATTTCACCAAGATCATCGAGAAAAAGGAGCAGAAATAACATGGCAGCAAGCAAGCAGACCGACTACAAGACCCTGCGCACCAAACTGTGCATGAACCAGACCGAATTCTGGTCGCGGATCGGCGTCACCCAGTCCGGCGGCAGCCGCTACGAAGGCGGGCGCCAAGCCCCGGAGCCAACGCGCATCGTGGTCGACCTGGCCTACGGCACGCCGGCCGCCGCCATCGCCAAGCTGGCCAAGCTGCGCGGCATCACCGTTGAAGAACTGATCGCCAAGGTGTCCAAATGATCCCGGCACCAGGCCAAGGCTTCAGGACCGGGCTCGACATCCAGTTCATCGCCACGCCCTATCCGCTGCCGAAGACGGCAGCGGATGAACTGATCAAATACGGCGACAAGGCCATTGCCGCGCGCAAATCCATCGAGCGCTACAAGGACGAGCCCAGCAAGCGGCTCCAGGCCGAAGACCGCTACAACGTGGCAACGTCGGAAATCGCCATCCTCGAACAATCCATCCGGGGCCAGTTTGGTGTCATCTACACCCGCCCCGAATTCCTGCCGAACATGGGAGCAAACAAGTGAGCATTCGCAAAGGCCTTGCCATGGCCGTCATGGCAGCAGTCGGCGCCTTCAATTTCATGCCAGCCGTTCGGCGCGTCGGTGATCTGACCACGCATATTGCGCCGGTCCCTCGCTAATCCAGTCGCCAACACCATGGCGCATGGAGCTACCCGGCCCGCGATGGCTGGAGTGTCGCCACCGGCAAGCGCCTGGCCAAGAAGCGCCGCAACCAAGCGCGGCATCGCAACGCCACCAAGGGGAAATAGCATGCCGGATATTTTCAAGGGCATCGCCCGGATTCTGGCCGAGCAATCCTGCCACCCGGAGGACAGCATCAAGCCGGAAACCACCCTCGAAGACGGCCTGGAAATGGACAGCCTGGACGTGATCCAAGCCTTCATGCTGATCGAGGACGAATTCGACATCATCGTTGCTGACGAAGAAATCGAACCCTGCAAGACGGTCGCCGACATCATCGACCTTGTGACAAAGAAAGTCGGTGCGTGAGGGATAGCAAAGCGGAAAGCCGGAAACGGTTTTCCGGTGGGTTTTCCTGCCAGCGTAGCGCACAGAAAAGAATTTATAGGAAATGCAGCGAACGGAACTGAAAAGCATTGAAACGCGGCGAATGGTTTGGAAACAGACTATTCACCGAGTCGCAAGGCTCAATCGAAGTGAAAAGTACCGAACTGAAGGGAATGGAACTGAGGATATTTGCA